CCATTGGCTTACATCCTTGAGCAAATTTTCACCCTCTTTGTTCACCAATGATTTACCGTCATCAATGTCATAAATAGCGGTGCCCCCGCTACAGACTTTATCTAGGTATATTATTGAGGCAAACGGAGTGTCGTGGTGAGGATGAAACTGGATTTCATTGTTATGGGGAACATTGTCAATATGCTTGAAGTAGTTAAACTCATAGTCTGGATGGCTCAGAATTATGTCTGGCTGACTTCCATAAAACCGCTCTATCAAAGAGGTTATCCATTTCATACCGCCCATCCATGTAGGTCCAATGTGATTATTCTTAATTACTGGCCTACAATCATAATATTTTACAAAGTTTTCTGAGGGGCCTTTCATCCACTTCCACCTTGGAACAGGCATGTTGGTTAGGACTTCGTAAATTTCATCATAATTTTTATAGAAATTGTCTATGTAAATTACATCGCCCTCAAAGAAAACTTCTGCATCTTGGTTGATTTCAAACAAGGAAAGCAAGTGATCGTAGGGAACTATCATAAGTTTTGATCCCCGACAAAGCGGCTTGTCCACATGGTTAAAGAATATTTTACACCAGATATAAGAGGATTGACCTTATGACCGTGCGTAACTGCGCTAGGAAACAATATGCAGTGACCTAATGGGACATCAATATTTGAAAAGTTCTGATGCGGAAAAACTAACTCTGCACCTTCGTAATCCTCGTTAAGCTTTACACTGCCAGTAACCAAAGACGCATCTGTGTGGAACCCAAGGCTGGTTTGTGTATCCATAGCGTAACGCATAGTAAATGCATCACGAAGCCCGATATGCTCCATTGGCGTCCATTTACTTTCAGCTACTTTGCCTAAATAATCTTTCCAAGCCTTTTCAAGATCTGTCCACATCCCTAGCTTGTCGGCCCTTATTTCTTGTGCAGGGAACTTATCACCGTCCATCGCGCCCCACCCACCAACTGCTTCCGACTTCGAAATTATATTTTTACATTGCTCCTCTGAAAGAAACGGGACCACAAGAATGTCTTTTGCAACCTCATCATAGTTCAAAGAAGCTATCTCTGGAGCTTTTAGAACTTCTTGAGGAACAGTGTAGCCAAGATCTCTTGCAAGGCTTTCATACCTTTGCTTTGCTTCATACCCGCCATTGCCGTGGTACACACAAGGAAAGCACATGCCGTTTGATATTTGGCTTCCCTCAACTTTGACTTCATCATCGCATTGGAAAACATACCCCTCATAATCTAGCTTGATGTTTAGGCCGTTAGGTTCAAGAAATTTTTGCTGAATCCATAACTGATCGTCATCTTTGTCATCTATCCTCATGTTGAAGAATGACTTCAAAGAACCCGCCTTACCCATAAACAAACCGCTGTTGAGATACCTATATGGAGTTTCAGATTTTGGGAAAAGTATCCACATACTAGCATCGGGCCAGCAATTTTTTTCTGCGGCAAACAATATATCGCAATCAAAACCCAGAAACCTTTCTTTTATAGTTTCCGCATTATCTATGAAAAGCCCGTCATAACCGTCTATAAAAAGAACAGGCGCATCATCGGGTAAGTTTCCAATATGCTCTCTAATGAGATTTATCTTTTGACCGCCGCCCTGCCCCGCAGCCATATCACCGCCGCGCCACGGAACGTTCTTTCCAAGATTTACTAATTTTATTTGGTTTCTAATAGCTGATTGCTGCAAAATTGACATTTTGCTTTCGTCAGTTCCAACCGTAATTACATTTATCATTGATCCCCCCTCAATCGTACTTGGCCTAACTTCTCTAGGTATCTGCATCACCACCTCTGGTGTAAAGAAAAAGTTCGATTGAACTTTTAACTTGGCAGGCACCCACTCATCTACAGGGATAATAGCCTCCTTGTAGCCTTCTATCAATCTCTTGGCAGTTTCTGGTCTAATAGCGTAAGCATGACAATTATACCAGTAACCAAGAGTGTTGAAACGGTATCCCAACCAAACGCTATCATGCTCTTTTAGTAAAGTATCAACCGCGCTAGGATCAATACTCTCATAAACTGCATCCTCTTCAAGGATTATGCCGTTGCGGTTAGAAGCGGCTATCTTCTCCCAAGTCCTAAGATGGCTTACGGCGCACCCAAACTCCGTAATTAGCAGGGGCCTATCAAGTATCGGATCACGCCACTGTGTATCTCTAACACAGCCCGTCTCGCTCTCTACCGTAGTCCAATCTTTTCCTCGTGCATCATACGCAGATCCATGCAGAGAAATCTGATATACTATTGCCACCTTGGACCTTCAAACCACGCAACAAGGCTTTTCCTTGTGCCACTTGTGATGGGAAGAACTCTATGTCGCAAATAGCTTGGGAAAACTAAAACAGTTCCTTTGAGGCGAGATGAAGCGTCTGGTGTTTCACATTCGCTAAACTCAAATTGACCACCCTCATATTCGCTTGGATCTGAAAGCTGAACGGTAACGCTTAATTTTCTGTCCCATGCTTCGCTGTTGTCCCAGTTTATGTCGTGGTGCCAGCTATAATGACCACCCTTTTCAGCGTGGTATTCTGTGTATTGAATATGCGCTAGATTCTCAATGTTAAACGAAAACACATTGTCGTTAGCCGCTTTAACATATTTCCAAATAATATCTTGAACAACATTGTTGCCCGTAAGCCAAGCTACGTCACTTGACCTAGTTCTTGTATCTGCGTTGTTAAATGTTTTAGCGGCCTCTATTCTTACTTTTGAAGCTTCACTAAATATTGTTGATAGATCTTGATCCGACATTCCCCCAGACCACAATTGCCAATTAATCCTCATTCAAGACCCCCTGCTATTAAGAATTAAACTTGAGCTTTTATATTACCAGAAAATATCGTCCTTTGAAGGGTGCTTTTATTTGGCTCTGCCATATGCAGAAGCGTACTTGGAAAGAAAAAAATGTCTCCCTCAGAGATGTCTGGTTTATACTCAATAACGTCTCCCCTTATTGGGCAGTTAAATGGAGAGTAAAAAGTTGTTGAAGGGTGCTGGCTTTTGTTAAACTCAACATAAAGGACAAAAGAATAACCTAGCGCCCCGTGATTGTGAGGCTGCATAAAGTTGTTTGTAAAATACCTCTGCGCCCACAGGCTGCTTAAAAACAAAGGAGCCTCTAACTCTTTCCCTAGCGCCTCAAAGCTGTCTTTAACAATATCTACAAAATCTATCGTATATTTTTTCTTGTCACTTCCATCGTAGTAATCAGAAAAATGATCTCCAGACCAACATTCACTGTTGTCCCAATCTACTAAATCTAGAAGTTTTCTTTTACAATTTTGCCAATCAGGTATGCTAAATTTATAAAAGCTAAGAGAAAAAGGACTATGAAGGATCATATGGGTTTACGGGCCAATCTTCTGGGTTTAAATTAGGCCAGTTTGTATGGGTTGTTATATCACGCAACTCTTGCCTATAGTTAATCTCAGCCTGTGTCATAGTGCGATCTTGGCCCGCCATCCAATCACTATCCGTTAATTTTAAATTTCTCTCTGCCCTAAAGTATGCAGCAGTTTCTTCTTGGGTTGGGGGTGTATAATCTGCGATCTGACCACTTAATAAGGAAATCAGGTCAGAGTTATTTATGGTCATATCATCATCATCAATATTCATGTAATATTCGATCCACCCGTATTCTGGGTGATTTATCTCACAAACAAAGTTTACATGATCCGACGATGTATACTTGGCGTCTCTAGCCTCTGTAATCTGTATTGACATCAAGAAATCCTTACCCAAGAAGATCCGTGGTTTTGATATACAGTGTAACCCATTGCTCTCCAAGTTCCAGACGGAGTTACATAACCAGAATAATACCAATCTAGTCTTGTTGACGTATATCTTATTGAACTTCCAGCTATAGTATTACCGGGATATTTTGGACTATATCCTGAAGCAGAATTGCCCATAAAGCCATATGAGCCAACTGTTCCTAAACTTGTACTTGGTGTTCCCGCTGGACCCGTTGGACCTGTTGGACCAGTCGAACCCGTTGGGCCCGTTCCACCTGTTGGTCCGTTTGGCCCTGTAGAACCCGTTTGCCCTTTTTGCCCTTTTTGCCCTTTTTGCCCTGTCGGTCCAGTTCCACCTGTCGGGCCTTGTGAACCAGTTGGGCCTGTCGGCCCTGTTGAGCCTGTAGGCCCTGTGCTACCAGTTTGACCCTTCTGCCCTTTCTGCCCTTTCTGACCCTTCTGACCAGTTGGACCTGTAGGGCCGTCTGGACCCGTGGAGCCAGTCGGGCCGTCTGGACCCGTGCCGCCAGTATTACCTACTTCACCCTTCTGACCCTTTTGCCCTGTTGGGCCTGTGGGGCCTGTTCCACCAGTATTACCTACTTCACCCTTCTGGCCCTTCTGGCCCTTTTGACCAGTCGGACCCGTAGGCCCTGTGCCGCCTGTAGGCCCTGCGCCACCTGTCGCGCCTACCTCGCCCTTTTGGCCTTTTTGGCCTTGGGGTCCATTGGGACCAGTTGGTCCGTTTGGCCCTGTTGGGCCAGTTGGTCCCGTGGGGCCAGTAGGTCCAGTCGGACCTTGCAGTGCTGCATTAGCAATAGTCTGTTTTTCCCAGCGAGAAGCCGTGACATCATAAATAGGAATGAGATCAGAACTTGCTGCATCTGTGTTGGTGGGAAATGAAGTAAGGGAAGAACCCACATTCGAGCTATCTGTTACGTCAGCATTGGTTTCTACGGTATCTAACTTTGTACCGTCAGTTGCGATATCACGCCCGTCAACCGTGCCCGTAACTGCCAAGTTACCCGTAACCGTGGCCCCAGAAGATGTTGCTGCAACCTTGGTAGACCCTGCGTTCTGCAAGATATTTAAGTCACTGGCTACCGCGCTGATAAAGACAACAGCATTCCCCGCAAGGCTGATGGCATTATCTGAGTTTGAACTCTCTTGCACGGTCCTTGTAAGGGTTGTGCCAGAAGCGGTATATGTACCAGTTCCTATTTCAAAGTTAGTTGTTTCTTCAATGACGTACTGTACTACGTCACCGTTACTAACCCCAGCATCCGCGAAACTCTGAAACCCCGTAGACGCACTGCCAAGTGTGATTGTGCCAGTACCCGTGGTACTGGTTGTCATCTTGGCTCTGTTAAAGAGCTTCGCCATGATACTGCCTTATGTTAGTTGGATGACACCGTTGCTTGG